CGCGCTCATCCGCCCAGGCATCGCCGAGCAGATGGCGGCGCTTCGCACGGGCGTCGAGGGCGGATTCCTGACGCGCAACGAAGCGCGCGCGCGGCTCGACCTTGAGCCACTCGAAGGTCTCGACGACCCGATCGTGGCCCTCAACATGGGCACGGGCGGCGGCAGCACGAACATCGGCGAGGACACGTCCGAGTCGGAGGGCACCCCGAATGATTTCTAGGCGCGCGATGGGGGAGCTGGAGCAGGGCGAAGGGCGGCAGCTCGTCGGCATCGCCGTGCCCTACAACCGCTGGTCCAACGAGATCACCGAGCCAGGCGTCCGCGGCACGTTCCAGGAGCGCATCGCGCCCGGAGCGTTCGGCGACCTCGCCGATGCCGACATCAAGCTGCTCTGGAACCACGAGCCCGGCGCGCTGCTTGCGCGCACGAAGAGCGGCACGCTCAGGATCAAGGACACGGCGAAGGGCCTGCGGTTCGACGCGGACCTCCCCGAGACCACGCTCGGCAACGACGTGCGCGCGCTCATGGCGCGCGGCGACCTGACGGGCGAGATGAGCTTTGGCTTCTACGCCGAGGCCGACGAGTGGAACGACAAGCGCACGCTGCGCACGGTCACGAAGGCACGGCTCGTCGAGCTGTCCGTGGTCGTGGACGCGGCGTACGGAGACCGCACAAGTTCGTCGCTACGGAGCGTTTCCGAGCGCGACAGGATGGCACGCGCGCTTCGATTGCGCGAACTGAAAGGACTGGCAAGATGGATCTGAAGACGAAGATGGAGGAGCGCAAGAAGCTCCTGACCGACATGCAGGCGCTCAACGACCGCAAGGACTTCGGCGGGCTTGAGCGCGAGCAGTGGGACCGCATGGACGCCCGCTACACCGAGCTCGACCGCGAGATCGAGACGGCCCAGCGCGCCGCCCGCATCGACTCCGAGATGCGCAAGCCGGTGCACGAGATCGCGCCGCTCGCCGTGCGCGCCGCCGAGAAGGCGGTTGCCGCGGACTTCTCCGCGTCGGCCGAGTACCGCACGGCGTTCGGCAAGGCGCTCCGCACGGGCGACATGGCCGAGATCCGCGCGCTGAACACGGGCAGCTCCAACGCCCCGATGCCCGTCGATATGCAGCGGCGCATCTGGGAGCTCATGATGAAGGAGACCCCGCTCCGCGGTCTCGCGCGCGTGTTCAACGTGGCGAGCGACCAGCAGATCACCGTTGAGACCGCGATCCCCACCGGCTACCTGGTTGACGAGTCGACCACGACCACCGACGGGTACGCATCACCGACGAGCACCGTCACCGAGTCCACCGGCACTTTCGGCCGCAAGACCATCGGCGACTTCACCTACGCCGTCCGCTCCAAGGTCACGTACCAGGCGTACAACGACTACATCAACGGCGGCAGCTACCTCGCCAACAAGGTGGCGCAGGCGCTCGCGCAGACCGAAGAGCAGTACCTCATGACCGGCGACGGTTCGGCCAGCGCGACGGGCAACCCCGCGCAGCCCAGCGGCGTGGTCACGCAGATCAACGCCGCCGACAACAAGTTCACCTTCACCGGCGGTACTACCGGCCAGGGATGGACCGGCCTCACCGCGGACGCCGTGATTGAGACCGCGCATCTCGTCAGCCCGCAGTACCGCCGCGGCGGTTCGCTTCGCTGGATCATGAGCGACACGGCCGCCAAGGAGATCCGCAAGCTCAAGGACGGTTCGAACCGCTACCTCTGGCAGGTCTCGGACAACGTCGCCGAGGGCCTGACCAACGGCATCAACGGCAGCCTCTACGGCATCCCCGTCGTGGTCTCGCAGTTCATGCCGACCGCCACCACCGCCGCCTCGGTCGCGTTCATCGTGGGCGACTTCTCGAACGTCGAGATCTACGACCGCGGTCCGGTCGAGTTCATGCTCGACCAGTACACCGATCTGGTGAAGCTGAACGTCTTCCTCCAGACGTGGAAGCGCAGCGACCTGACTGTGATGACCGGCGCCGCGGGCTACCGCCCCTTCGCGCACGCCGAGTTCAAGTGAGCGCATCTTTCCCCGTGGGGTTTGCCGCCGAAAGGCGGCCGACCCTTTTCCATGTCGATCCCCCTGAGCACAATCAAGACCGCGCTGAAGATCGACTACAGCGACGATGACGCCGACCTGATCAGGCTCAGGGAGACGGCGACTGTGTTCGTCGAGAAGCGCACGGGCCTCGCGCTGCAACCGCGCACCGAGACCCTGTACCTCGCCTACTGGACGGACAGCCTGATCCCCGTGGCACCCTACACGGGCATCACCCACGTCCGCTACCAGAACAGCACCAACACCCAAACCACGGTGCCGGCGGGCGACTACTGGATCGACCAGACCGATGGGCCGCTGAACCAGATCAGGTTCCTTGAGCGCCCAGAGATCTACGAAGGCACCGCGATCATCGTGACCTACACGGTCGGATACTCGAACATCCCCGACCCTCTGGTGCACGCGATGATCGCGCTGGTCGGGCACTGGTACAACAATCCCGAGGCGGCGCAGCCCATCGGCCTGCAGACGGTGCCGATGTCGGTCGAGGCCATCCTCGACATGTACTCGATCAGGAGCCAGCTCCGATGATCTCGGGCGGCGTCCTGTCCCACGTGGCGACCCGTCTCGCCGCCAGCGATGCGCAGGACGCGCTAGGTATGCGCACGGACGTCTGGACGGAGTCAGGCACCTTCCGGTGCGACCTACGGAACGACTCGACCACCGAGCAGCAGTACGCCGACGGCGTGGTCGTGGTGCGTTCCTGCGAGGTCCGCGCGCGCTGGCAGGCGGTGCAGAAGGTCGGGCTTACGGAACTGGATCGGCTGTCACTGCGCGGCCGCACCTTGCGCGTCCAGTCGATCCGCAACCTCGATGAGGCCGACCGCGTCGCGGTGATCCTCTGCGAGGAGATCAACTAATGGCGTCGATTGAATCCGCCATCCGCACCATGCTGATCCGCTCAACGCTGTTGTCGGCATCCTCGCCCGTCGACGTGCCTGACGCGCGCGTGACGCACGGCTATCGCCTGCAGTCGACCGTCCTGCCCGCGGTGACGTTCGAGGTCGCCACGACCGTGCCGGCGACCATCGGCGTGGTCCGTGAATCGGAACTGACGATCACGTGCATCTGCGACACGACCGTCGACGCGAGCAGCCTGGTCGACTACATCGAGGCCAGCGTGCTCGCCACGGGCACGTACGACACCGTCGACATTCATTCGCTCGTCGTGAAGTCGAAGACCGTGGCGGCACCCACCGCCGGGCTCGGCGACGAGCAGGAACCCGCCACCGCCACCCTCACCGTCACCGTTCACTGGGAGCCCTGATATGGCCGTCTACAACACATCCGGGTGCACGCTCTCCGTCGGCGGCACCAACATCATCAACCTGATCGACGCCACCGTCGAGCTCTCCATCGAGACCATCGACACCACCGAGATCGGCAACCTCGACCGGAAGTTCATCGCGGGCATCCGCACGGGCACCATCTCGGGCAACATCTACTACGACCAGAACAACGCGCAGATCGCCGCGCTCGAAACGGCGGTCAAGTCGGGGGCAACAGTGGCTTTCGTGTTCACGCTGCACACCAGCGCCACCTACACGGCCAACGCCATCATCACCAGCTTCTCGCCGAGCATTGCGGTGGCGGATGTGGTCCGCGCGGCCTTCTCCGCGCAGATCACGGGCGAGGTGACGATTAGTGCCTGACATCCGCGCCATCCTGAGCCTGCAGCCCATCGCGGCCGAGTGGAACGGGTGCCGTTTCCAGATCTCGCGGCCGACGCTCGCGGATCTCGTCGAGGCGGTCGACGTGAACGCGAAGTCGCCTGAGAACGCGCGCGCGTGGTGCCTGTACCGGCACTGCCAGGACACGGACGGCAAGCCGCTTTTCGCCGACGTGGCCGACGCCATGGCGGCGCCGGCGGGATTCGCTGCGAAGGTGGTCCCGCAGATCGAGGCGTTGTACAACGAAGGCGTGGACTAGGCAGGGACGCGCGCGCGCTGCTCGCGCGCGTCCTGAGGAACAGGCGGGCAGCACCCTGGGAACGTTCGGTACTGGAGCTCATCATCGAGCTCGACGTGCCGGACTACAAGGCGATCAGAAGGAGGCTTGATGAGCTCGGCAAATCTCAAGGTCTCCGTGGATCCGCGGGACCTGGGCGACATCAAGAAGGCGCTGAACTACTTCACGATCGCCGTCCAGGACCGCATCGCCAAGACGGCGCTGAGGCGGTTCGCCAATGACGAGATCGCCAAGATCCGCAGCATCAACAGCGCGGTCCTCACGCCGTCGCACCTCAAGCAGAAGATCCGGGTGTTCCGCAGCGGCATCATCTGGCTCGGCGTCGGCTACAACGACCCGCCCGGATCGGTGCCGAAGACCGCCGGCGCAGGCCGCGCGCGACGCCGTGCCTACGACTCGATGGGCGTCGGTTGGCGCAGCCACTTCCAGGAGCTTGGGTTTCACAGCTGGGCCAAGGGAATGCCGCACCCAGGCAAGCAGCTCGGGCAGCTCTACCGCGGGCGCGGGTGGAAACGGAAGCTGCGGCATCGCGGCCGCGGCACCTACCACCGCGGCTCTCGCGCATCTGAACTGGTGCACAAGGTGATGGCGCCGAAGGTGCTGTCGTACCTGTGGGTCGAGATCAAGTTCGCCATCGACAAGGCGAGCAGTGGCAAGCGGGCGCGGCGCATGGCCGTGGGGACCTTCGGATGAAACTACCTACCCTCAACGTCGACGTCGCGGTCAACACGT